TGACCGGTCACACGCTCGACACCAAGTCCAAAGACAGCCAGCTGCTCGCTCTCAGGCACTGGATCGTCGAGCTGGGTGAAGTCGATGCCACGTTCCGCAAGTCAGATGTCTCCGCGCTCAAGTCGTTTATCGGCGCGACAAGTGACTCTATCCGGCGCCCCTACGCTGCCGCAGAGTCCAGCTACGACCGCCGCACCGTGTTCGGGGCGTCTGTTAACGACTCCGAGTTCTTGGCCGATAAGACCGGCAACAGTCGATTCTGGACCATCCCCGTGACCGGCTTTCAGTTTGATCACGGCGTTGACATGCAGCAGCTCTGGGCTGAGGCGTTTGATTTAGTGGAGCGGGGGGAGGGTTGGGGTCTGTCACCCGACGAGTTGGTTCTGCTTAATAAACACAACGAAGACTTTGAAACCATCGATCCGGTCAGCGAACGCATCGCTTCCGGCTTTGCCTGGGGTACGCCAGCGGGCTGGGATTGGCTCACGGCAACCCAAGCTTTGATCGTTGTCGGGATCAAAGATCCCAAAAAAGCGGACACCATTTCGGCGAGTAATACCCTGCGAAAACTCAATGGTGGGCAGCGCCGGAAGTCGAATGGGCTGACGCTTTTCGCAGTGCCGGGTGCGGGCAGCGATTTTCTGAGGGTAGCAGGGTAATAGAACAGGGTAGTAGCGCGAGGCCTATTACCCTGCCTGAAACCGTTGATGGCCTTGGGTTTCAAGCTAATCAGGGTAGTAGGGTAATAGAAATATCTTTATTGTTATAGGGAATAGTATGAATAAGAAAATACAGGATTTATCCATTAAGCGTAGGGAAGTTTCAAACCCTATTACCCTGCCACCCTACTACCCTGTCACTTACGAAAAGTGGAGGATCACCCTGACCAATGGCGACGTGGTGGTGCGCAAGTTTTGCGGTAGACGTGATGAGGTTTTGGCTGGAATCTGGGATGCGCAATCGGCAGTCCCAATCGGTAGGCGCGTCGAGAATGTCTGAACGGCAAATTGAGAACCGGTTGGTAGCAATGGCAAAGAAGACCGGCGGCCTGGCGCTGAAGTGGACAAGCCCCGCTTTTGCTGGAGTGCCTGACCGGATCGTGTTCCATGGACAAGGCCGCGTCACGCTCGTTGAGCTCAAGGCACCGGGCAAAAAGCCAACACCGCTTCAACTCCGCGTCCATGAGCTCCTGCGAGCTCACGGGATGGACGTGCGCGTGATCGACAGCTTCGGAGGCGTCGATGAACTTTTCGCCTAGAGACTATCAGCAAGTGGCCATCGACCGCATGGTCACTCAGCCTTATCAGCTTCTCGCCTTGCGCATGGGCACGGGCAAGACTCCGATAACCCTGAGCGCCATTGCTGAGCTCATGTTCAACCGGTTTGAGGTCAGCAAGGTGCTAGTCGTGGCGCCTCTCCGGGTCGCTGAGCTCGTCTGGCACACAGAAGCGGCTAAGTGGGACCACACACGGGGTTTACGCGTTCAGCGCGTCCTGGGCACCGCCAAGCAGCGCATGGAGGCCTTAGCGATCGAATCTGACGTCTTTGTGATCAATCGCGAGAACCTGCCTTGGCTCGTTGAGCTGGTGGCCTTGAGCAAACAGCCTTGGCCATTTGACTTTGTCGTGGTGGACGAAACGATTGGTTTTAAGGACAGGACGTCGAAGGCTTGGAAGGCCATCAAGTCAGTGCGTGACAAGATCAAGCGCTTGTACCTGCTCACCGGCACACCTGACCCCCAGGGCGACCTCTTGGCGATGTGGCCCCAGATCAGTTTGATGGACAAAGGCCAGAGACTTGGCACCGGCATCACGAAGTACAAGGATCGTTGGTATTTGCCGGACAAAAGGAATGGCGCGATCATCTACAGCTACAAGCTGAAAGCCGGAGCGCGTGAGGAGATCTACGCCGCTGTGGCCGACGTGATGCTGTCGATCGAGTCGGACATCGTTTTGCCTGAGCGTATCGACAACGTGGTCCAGGTGGTGTTTCCGATGGCACGCTACCGCGAACTCGAGCGTGAGCTGGTCAGTCAGGAGATCACTGCGGTCAATGCCGCCGTGCTCGCCGGCAAGCTGGGCCAGATGGCCAATGGCGCTGTGTATGACGACGAGGGCATCGTCCACCACATTCACGATGCCAAGCTTGATGCGCTGGCAGAGATAGTGGAGCAGGGCGAGCAGGTCTTGGTCTTTACGACTTACCGACACGACCAAGCCCGAATCAAAGCCCGGTTTCCCCAGGCTCAGATCTTCGACGGCGCCCCAAGCATGGCCAGGTGGAAGTCAGGCAAGTGCCAGCTCATGCTGATGCACCCAGCTTCTGGCGGCCACGGTGTTGATGGCCTGCAGCTGTCTGGACACGTCGTGGTCTGGTTTGGCTTGCCGTTCGACCTCGATCAGTACGAGCAGGCCACAGCCCGATTGCACCGCACTGGCCAGACGGTCAGCGTGGTCGTGCATCACCTGGTGGCCAAAGACACGATCGACGAGCGAATCATGCGCGTCCTGGCAACCAAAGGCGACATGCAGCAGGCGCTGCTTGATGCCGTGAAAGGATACGTATGAGCGAGATTATTGGCGTCATGAAACGCGTCAGGGAGATCCTCGAAGACAACGAGGCACCAGGTATGACTATCAGCCAAATCATGGATCGGGCCGACATACCTAAGACCTGCGCGCCAGAGGTCAGCTCGGCATTGGGCAAATTAATCAAAAAAGGGCTGATCGGCGTCGTCGAGAGCCCCGCCATCTCAACCGTTGGCCGCCGGGTCGTGCGCAGCTACGCCTGGACAACGCCGGCGGTCGTTGTGGTGGTAGTTGAACAGCCTCGGCCAAACCCTACGGCCTTACTTGGCATTTTTAAAATTTAAGGAGTATTTATGGACTACGACACAGATGAGAGCGAAGACGTGGACGTCATCGAGATACAGATGGCTGGCAGACGTGTTGGGCTCGCTGGCTTCGCCCGCGGCTCAGGCACGGTCTACTTGACTGGCGACTTGCACCCGATGGGCGCATTCCCTGCGCTGATGGCTGCGGCCAAGCAGCAGGTGCCCTACATGAGCACAACGAGCATCAATGCTCTATTCCCAAGCGACTGGCTGCGTGCTGAGTGCTTGGCCGATACCGATCGCCTGCGTGTGATCGCTAACCTTGAGGAGTTTGTCCGTGGGAGCCGCTAAGAACGATGCTAAGAATAATGCAGGCCACGCGCTTTCTTTGCAGCAGGAGAACTTTTGCAGAGCCATTGCTGGAGGTGCTTCGCAGTACAGAGCAGTGCTTGAATCCTTCCCTGCAGCCCTGGACTGGAAACGAGCGAGCTGCGATGTCAAGGGAAGTACTCTTATGTCTCAAATTAAGATAAAGCGAAGAATAGAAGATCTACGGGCGCCCGCTGAGAGAAAAATCACTCAGACCATCGAGGACCACGTCGCCAAGCTGCAGGAGCTGCGGGACATCGCGATCGGCAACGGCCAGATGGGTGCGGCGGTGACCGCGGAGATGGCCAGCGGCAAGGTGCGCGGCTTTTACGTCGAGAAGGTGCAGGTCGAGGTGGGCTCATTCCCGAGCCTGGCGGCAGCACGCAAGGCGTTAGCGCTTGACGCGATCAACATCGAGATTGCCCGGCGTGAGGCCCTGCCTCCGCCAGACATCGAAGACGTCGAGATTAAGGGGTGACGGCGCGAACAGGTGCGACAACGCCAACGCGGCTGTACAGCGTGGCGCGGCTGACGCCGTACTGCTTGGCGATGTCGGTCACGCGGGCTGCAGGGTCGGCCAGCAGCAGCTTGATCTCGCGGATGTGCTTGTCCGTCAGCTTGGTTGGCCGGCCGCCAACACGGCCGCGGGCTCGGGCAGCAGCCAGACCGGCGAACGTGCGCTCGCGCAACAGGTTGCGTTCGAACTCGGCCATGGCGCTGAAGATGTGGAACTGCAGCTTGCCGGTCGCTGAGCCAGTGTCGATCTTTTCACCCAAGGACTCGAAGGCGATGCCACGGGTCTCTAAGTCGGTGACGATGCGCACCAAGTCCTGCAGCGACCGGCCAAGCCGGTCCAGCCGCCAGACGACCAGCGTATCGCCCGTGCGCAGCGCCTTCAGGCACTGCTCTAGCTCGGACCGTTCTGCCATCTTGCCTGACATCTTCTCGCTGTACACCATGTCGCATGCGTCCTTGGTGAAGGCGTCGAGCTGCAGGTCAAGCACCTGGTCATCACGGCTGACCCTCGCGTATCCAATTCGATTACCCATGACGTTTCCTTTACATAGTTAACTAGACTAGTAAGTATACATTTATGGCCTGCGAAATGCAACCTAGCTATCCCGCCATCGGTCTGTCCAGAATCGTACGTATGTTGGACAGCGCGATGAGGGCCGCAGCACGCGGTGCGCTGCGCGTCACGCTGCATGCCCAGCGCCTGCTTTCAACCAGCCAAGAAAAACACCCCCCACCCCCTCGGCGCCTGGTCGAACAAATTCGGTTTGGGGCCCCCACCCCCGGAATTTCAGCTGGCCCCCGCCCAATATCTCAGGGGTGCCAATCGCTAGATTCCCAAATAGCAGATTTGCTATCAACTCTATAGCGCCCCACAACCAAAGCCAAACCCCACATCCTATGAAAGCTAAATATGTCATTCGCTAATCTGACCTTAGAAGAGCTCAAAGCCACACAGGCAACGCTCGCGATGGAGAATCTCAAAGAGGGTGTTCGGCTCTACAAGCCCTACCCAAAGCAAAAGGAGGTCCACGACGCCGGAGGCAAGTACCGTGAACTGGTCTTTGCGGCTGGTAACCAGGTAGGCAAGACCTACGCATCAGCCGCAGAGCTTGCAATCCATCTCACTGGGGAGTACCCCAGCTGGTGGAAGGGCAGGCGATGGAACCGTCCGGTCCATGTCTGGGCCGCGGGAGTGACCGGTGAGTCAACGCGCGATACGCTGCAGCGCCTACTCATGGGCAGGCCTGGCAGGATCGGGACGGGGACCATACCGGCCGACTGCATAGTCAGTTCGACTGCTGGGCGTGG